GAGACTATTTAGAAAAAAATCATATTGCATTTTCTTGGGCAGAAAATGATACTGATTCATTTCATTAGCAAACATAATTGCGTCCAGATGACCAGAGAAGCATCTGTTGACGACATAAGGAGGATATTCCTTCTCAAGAGAAGGATCTTCATCAATCAGATTCTTCTTGGTCTGATTGATCGAGTTTAACCAATCCTTCAATTCCATAATTAAATAATAGTAATTCTTTTCTCTTTTGTTGATTTCGCATATACTCTCCAACCGACCTCATCGTGTAAGTAAGATCAAATTCAGAGGCATTCCATTTGGGATCAGTAAATCTATCTCTAACAAGTTGATCAGCATTGTAACTTACCAACTGAGGCAGGTTACAAGCAGAACAGTCAGCAGCAAACTTATCATGATCGAATCCTTTATGCATCTCCCCCTTCTTACCATAAAGGTTATCCTTAATGTCATAAGGAGGATCAAGATATACAAAAGCATTACCTTGCTGATTAAGAACATAATCATAAGAGTAATTGGTAATGCGCCACTTCGAAATGATTTCCTGATATCCAGGAAGTTTCTCAATTCCTTTCAAGGAAAAGTTACTTACTGATGCCATCTTACTGAAAGAAGAACTTTCAGTAAGACCGCTAAAGGAGCATTTGTTTACAACATAAAATGCACACGCCCGATCAAAGGGAGATGCATCGTTATCATTCAAGACTTTCTTAGAGTCAAGGAAGAGTTGGCGTGCTCTATCTTCAGTATTATGATAGGTTTTCAGATGTGTCAAACTATCCTTCATATCAACCCCAAACATCTGAAGTTGTTGCCAGAAATTGACTAGAGGTTCATACAAGTCATTGACCCAAATCTTGAGATTGGGATACTTCTTAGCTACATGAATAGCAACGCTACCACCCCCAAGAAAAGGTTCTCGGAACTCCTCATAATCCCTCAGATCGGGAAAGAAAGGATCCATCTTGACACAAGCACGAGACTTACCGCCAGGGTAGCGTAAAGGAGTTTTATAACTTTTCAGACTGCTCATAATCTTTAGGATGATACTTCAAAAATTCCCAGAAAGTCATCTTCATTTCTTTCTGAGTCATACCACAATGTTTTGCAGCGGCAGGTAAAGTCATTTTAGCACGAAATAGTGCCCAGTTTGCTTCATCAACAAGTTCTGGTGTAGTCTTTACTTTAGGATCAACTAGTTTAGATTTATCGATATTCAGTAGACCCATTCTCCACCTCCATTAACTCCGCAAGTGTATAAAAGAATTTGTTGACACTTCCTGCCATCATACGATATCCAGTGCCAACATAAATTTGTCCCAGTACTACCGAAGCGGTAGCAACACCCCAAAAAATGTAATAAAACCTGGATTTAACCTGTGCTCTTAGTTTTTCTTTTTTCATAATCAAATGTAAGTAACAACTAGTACGATTCTTCGATCTTTTTTAGGAGCTCTGTAGCAGTGTAATCCTTCAAAAACAATTATATCATCTTCTTTAGGATCGTGTACATCTGTTATATTACCGCGATCATCCATGATCAAAGTTTCCCCTCCTGCTGGCGTCAAATAAATCAGCATATTTTTATGACGGAAGGGATGGTCATAGTGCGGTATTGAAGGTCTATCATCATCTGGAATTGGGTGCTGACAGTTTGCATTGAATCTACAAATACACCCGACTCTGATTTTGTTTACATAAAAAATCTCTTCTAAGAGAGGATAAAATTTATCAGTAAGATCAGAACAGACCTCAGGATATAAGTACCTAGCACTCAGAGTCCCCCATCTTGGACGATTTATAAATCGATGACTATAAAATGGGAAATCCTGATACTCACTACTTTCTTCATCCATTGGAGTAGATTTAGCACTATATGACCAAGGAAAATGAGTTGTTTGTATGAACTCTTTCAAATGGTAATAAAGTTCACTCTTTGGATTGTGTAATTTCCTAATCATACAATAATCTTTTTCTCATCTGGAGTAATTAGTTTACTTCCATAAAAGTCATTATACTTTTTCTTGACTGAAGAATCAACTTCAGCAATGTATACAATATGACTACGGACCATCGTAATTTCAGGATTATCTTGGTCAATCACAGTTGCCCATGGAGCAAATCCATAGGAGTTACCACTAGGAAGAACAACTAAACCATTCTGTACGGTAATAGTCTCTTCAGTTTCGGAAAGAAGTTCTGCGATGACTTCTTCCCCAGTAACAATACGAAGTAGTTTTACATTAATCATTTGAATTCACACTCCACCATAATTTCAGTTAGACAAGCAAGCATATTTATCTCTTGATCCGCTACAAATGCTGATTGGTACTGATACTTAGCAAGAACAAGAACAGCAGCAGGAATACTACCAGGAACCAAGGATTCATAACAAGCATCGTAAATACGACGAAGAAGTACAGTAGTATCATTGTCCAAATTACTAACGATCCACTTTCGTACCTCAGCAAAGTTTTTAGTCTTGAGATTTTTGACCAGTTCATTTACAGCAACATCAGAGAACGTAGCAAGAATGCCAGAGTCAATTTTTCCACTTACAGAGTAACGTTGACACTCATTCAGAACACGACGCCAGTCAGGAAAATGCTTATTGACAAGTTCTACCAAGACCTTGTTATCAGATTCAATACCTTCTGCAGCCAGGATTTCTTGAAGGCGCTTGAAGAACTGTGCTGCAATGGACTGTCGTTCCTTTCCCTTGATGGAGAAATCGACAACAGCACATCTGGAGTGTAGAGGTTCAAGAATCTTGTTTTTGTAGTTACAAGTGAAGATGAATCTACAGTTACCAGCAAACTCCTCAATAAACGCCCGTAAGAGGAGTTGTACGTCGTTGGACGTGTTATCTGCCTCATCAATAATGATGACCTTGTGTTTAGCATCTGCCGTAAGCGAGACGGTCGAAGCGAAGTTCTTCGCATTGTTTCGGACAGTATCGAGGAATCGACCCTCGTCGGATCCATTGATGACATATACATCTGCTCCAAGTTCATTGCACAGTGCTTTAGCAACTGTAGTTTTGCCGATACCAGGAGGACCTGCTAGCAGCATATTAGGGATTTCGCCCTTATTTAGAAACTCCTGAAAAGTCTTTTTAGTAGACTCGGGAAGAATACATTCTTCAATAGTTTTGGGGCGATACTTCTCAACCCAAATAAAATTACTCATAACAAAAATTACTCATCAAGATAGTGTTACTCATACCCCTCAAAATCAGTTTTGGGATATCTGTTTTCTGACAGTTCCCATAGACCGAATCGACTATCAAATCTACGGAAGGTCAATTTTTTTACTCGATCATCGGGATCATCACTCAAAAGAACAATCGGCATGATATTGCCAGATATGACTATTCTATCATCATTTTCTTCTGGAGGATCAACTTCATGAAGCATCCAAGACGGAAAAACAATAAAGTCTCCTGGTTTTTGATCAGGATAGATTTTATTTTTTTTAGAATCAATAAAATGAAAACATTTTGTATATGATGGTTTTATAAAATGAACCCAAGAGAGAAGTTCATTTCCAGAAAAATGATCATGCTTACTGAATGCCTTACTATCTTTGGTGTAGACTTGCATCCACATTTCATAAACTATTTCTGCCCGATGTTTCAACCCAACATCAGTAATAACTTCGTCTAGAATTTTAGTATAGAACTCAATAAATTTTCGTTCAGGTCTTCTGTCTGGATGAACAAAATAAGACGTATGATAATTTAAGGTAGGATCATATGTTTCTGGGATTGATCTAAGTTCGGAAACAATATCCAAAATATCATCATTATCTGGATACAGTTGATTCTCAGGTTTATAATTATTTCTCCAAATAATTGTCATTCGAACCTCATTCCAGATCTCCAGCAGTAAACCAGGTAATCGGAAACTGAATAACGATTATCTTTCAGGTACTTTTTAAGTTCAAGAAAATCATCTTCATCAGATTTTTTAATTGATACACTAGTAGTGATATTTGATTTTTGTCTGTACATTTTTAGTTTACCTAAAAAATTGCATTAGATATCCCAATCCCCATTGTAAGGTATCGGGAGGAATATCGTCAACATTTTCCTCCAAAATTTTCTTAGCACTGATCAATCGATCTACACCACAAGCTTGTGCTGTTGCTTCAGAGATTGCTTGAAATTCTGCAAGTGCTTCAGAATCTCCTTGCTTATAACCTCTAACATAAAAATCTCTTGCTTGACGCATAAGATCTTGGGTTTCTGGAGCAAAGGTCAACAGTCCTTCTTTTAAAGGAATCTCCATACGCTTCATACAACCCATGCTGAATTTCATAGCGCGGCGTGTATCATCAACAGATAAAGCATAATCTGCTCCATCTCGGAATGCATACTGAATGATACCATTAGTACATTCCATCACGCGCAAAATGGCAATCTTATCCAACTCTTCGTCGGGTAGATTGCCATATATTTCTTTCCAATTTTTCATGATAAAAGTTTACTAAAACTAATTGCTAGAAGGAATCCCAACATAGCAACAATATCCCAAGATTTTGTTTTTACAAAATATGGAATTGAAATGGTATCTGCAATGACATTCATTACGACACCAGCGGTCAAATTAACATGAAGAACAACGAAATAGGCAGCAATAACTGTAATGCTGCCCACAATTCTCATTCTAGTGAGCGTTTTCATTCTAAAGGTCGAATAAACTCATTTAAAATGATGTCGGTTGATTCCAACATCTTTTGCATGTATTCTACACCTTTTTCTGGCGTAGTGTGATCTCCACAGGTAAAAGCGTCACAAACTGCCATACGTTTTTCTGGCCAAGTATGAACACTAATATGAGATTCGGCAAGCATAGCGATACCAGTAAATCCCTGAGGTTCAAACTTATAGACAGATAAGTTGAGGAGGGTTGAATTACATTCTTTTGCTGCATTGTACAGCATTTTTCTCATGTAGTTTTCATCCTCCATCAACTCAACATTGCAACCCTTCAATGTAAAGAGGATGTGTCTCATCAACCAAAACTGGAATCGGGTTCCAGAGCGATATAGTAAGTGAGGTTATACTTGGTATTAGTAAATTGAGACAGAAGTTTAGAAGAAACTACAACATCATAAGCACCAGGAATGATCTTGATGTTCTCAACTTTGAAGTTAAAAGAGAACTCCTTGTCAGTTTCGCCAACAACAATAGCGTACTCGTTTGAGGTGTCGTTTTTCTTATCGCGGACAACAAGTTTGATAACACCAGCTTCGCCAATAGCAGAAAGATCAGGAAGTTGATAAACTGCTGCTGCTTTTACCAGTTTCTCCAAAGAGGCGCTATCCAGTTGGAAGCAAATATCTTGAGAAGGAAGATTAATTTCTTTCTCGGGAGGAGAAATGATGACGTTAGGATCTGCATAGAAGTACTTAACGCGACGCTTACCCTCTTTAATACTGAGGTAAGAATCTTCATTAAAATCTAGATCTGGATCTTGGTGGAGACCAAGACCGTTCAAGAATTGATTAAGATCATAGATTGCAAAGTCGCGAGGAAACTCTTCTTTAATATCAGCTTCAGCAAGGATGTTCTTTGCAACAGAAATGGTACGAAGTTTAGTACCCTGCTTTACAAGAATAGAGTTATTGATACCCGCAAAGTTTTTCAGAATAGTCAGGGTATTATCAGAGAGTTTCATGTTATTGGATTTGATTTTCATTGAGGGTAGGTTTCACGTTGTGCGTTCTTGTCATTGAAATTCATCAGAAGAACAGCATAATGCAAAATCTTCATAATGTCACGACGTGCAGTGCCTTTCTTATCATAACGAGAGGCATACTTGAGAATATTACTACGGCAGAATGCCTCTCCATCTCCACATGCTTCAATCAAATCCAAGGTTTGGATTTTATCATCGCCAGCGGAATAATGTTGATTATAAGTTCCTCGGATATATTCAAGAAGTTCTTTTACAATCTCTTCTTCGTTGTACTTCCAGGGAGCTCCTGGAGAGTTGGAAATTATATTACTCATGGGTTTCTTTTCAATTTCGATCATATTATTAGAGTTCATAGACATTACAAACTCATCGTAAGGATACTCATCCATTTTTAGTTCATCATAAAGTAAGGACCAAGAATTAACCATAGCAGAAAAGAAAATCGTTTACTAGAGACTCTGCTTTTTCTTTTCCAAACTTGCTGGAAAGATAACCGCTTACAGGGTCTAATTTTTTCATATAAGAATCAAAATCGCAGTAGGTTGAAAAATCAATTCCAGTAGGTTGTTCACATTCTAGCATATCTCTGTAGACAGTCAAGTATTTTTTGAATACTTCAAGGTGCTCATTAACTTCCGACATGGTACATTTTGCAACATACACATTCTCGGAGAAGTGATTACCAGGTTCAAAGAATCTAATGTCCTTTGAAGTATTATCAAGCATCTCACCAAGATGACAAGTCATGAAAGGATTGTACCAATCAAAGTGT